AGCGCTTGATTGTTCTGCGCGATCGATTGCAGGTTCTGCCCGTAGCCCTGGTTCTGCGCGGTGTTGGCGAACGCCCCTTGCTGGCCGATCTCGCCCACCTGCTGCTGACGCAGGCCCAGGTCCATGCCGTAGTCACGCTGCGCTTCATTGCCGCCGACGTTGATGGCGTTCAGCGAGGCCTGCGAGTAGGCATCAGTCTTCGAGCGATTGAAGTCATCCATGGCGCGCGTGTACGCGGCGCTATCGCGCGTGATGCCGCGGTTTGCAAGGTCGCTTTCAAGGCTGCTTTGCTGGTTCGCGAACTGCGGATCAAGGCGGGAGGTCAGCGACCCGTATGCAGCCTGTTCGGCGCGCGCGCGGGTGTCCGCCGCATTGCTGACGTTCTGCACACCGCCGAAGTCCAGGCCGCTCTGAATCTGCCCTTGGTTCGCGCCCGCGTTGGTGTTGAGCTGCGGCTGGCCCTGCAATGACGTGTTGATGTTCTGCGGGCGGAAGCTCAGGCCGTTATTGCCCGTGGTCGCGTTCGTGTACTGGCCCGACACGTTGCCGGCCAGCGGAGCGAAATTGCTCCAGTCCATCGGCTGCGAGTAGGTCTGTTGCAGCTGGCCGAGCTGCTGATTCGCAAGGTCGCTGCGGCCTTGCTGCAGTGATAGCTGGCTGTTCAGCGCGTTCTGCAGGGTCGGGTCAAGCGATGTGTTCTGCGTCCACTTGGTGACCTTCTGGCCCGTCGCCGGGTCGACGGTGTCTTGACTGCCCCACGTGATGCTGCCGAACGGCGACGTTTGATCGGGGCGGTTCGCCCAGGTCTGTTGCGTCAGGTTCTCTTGCGACGCTTGGCCTTGCGCGGCCGCGGTCGCAGCGTAGTCGGGTGCGGGCGGTCCGCTCTTCTTTCCCATGGTGTGACCTCAGTGCGGTTTGCGAAGCCAGCGGCATTCGGCGCGCGTCATCTGCATGACGACGAGGTCACCGTCAGTGCCGCCGTTCGGGATGCGCGCGATTTCGCGAAAGCCCAATTTCGAATCGAAGGACAGCGCCGCGTCATTGGTCGAGTCGACCAGCGCCAACACCGCTTCGCAGTTGCAGACTTCGAAGGGGAAAGCGAAGGTGTCGCGCACGACGCGCGGGCTCACAAGGTCGGGCCGCTGAATGACCGTGTGCATGCAGCACGTGCGGCCAATGAACGCGTTGTAGGCAACGGCGACCGCGACGTGATCCATGTCCGCCGGCTGGTCGCGGTGCTCTTCAGGAACCCACAGGTTGCCTCGGAAGTCTTCAGACCATTTCAGGCCGAGGCGGTCCGCAAAGAAGGCGTGAACAACCTGGGCGGCGTTGGTTTGAATCACAGTGGACCTCCGCCGTTGTTCATGTACTCAATCGACGCCAGAACGGTGCGCGTGGTGCTGCTGACGAAGATCGACGGCGACAGCGAATAGCCCATGCCTTCCACTGCGCGCCATTCGCCGAAGCTCCCGACACCGCCGGCCCAGATGCCGGCGTCCCAGAACGCGCTGTCCCACAGCGAGCCGACCGAGAAACTCGGCACGCCGGTGGCGCCGACGCCACTGATGGAAAAGTCCACGTTCATGCGCACCGCATAGGCCGGTGCCTTCGTCGCGAGGAAGTTGCACCGGATCATCTGGGCCATCTTTTGGACGCCCGGATTGCCGAAGTAGCTGAAGGCCGGCGTGAGTCGCGCGCGCACTTCGACGGCGCCCGTGCCGTCGATCTTCTGGGCGTCGGTGAAGCCATCGAGGTAGCGAATCACGCGGGAGTCAGCAGTACCCCCGTAGACCTCGTTGAGGCGCCGCGAGATCGTCACCGCAGGGATGTCCAACAGCCGCGACCACGCCAGCTGATGCTGTTGGAAGGCGTATTGAATGTGCTCCGACACGCTGGCCGAGGGCCGCGCAATGATCAGCATCGCCTTCGTTGGAACGGTCAGCATTTCCCAGCCGGTCGTATTGATCAGCGATGAGAAATCGGTGTTGAGCTGGCTTTGCAGCTTGCGCAGCTGCGACAGCAATGCCGTGTCCGAGGTAAGCAGGTTGTCTAGGCCGCCTTGCACGACCTGATTCACCGGCACTACACCGATCGTCGTCAGCACGTAGACGTTACCGCCGCCCGTGGTGAAGCTCCGGCGCCCGACTGGCGGTTGCCCGATGAACCACGTACCGATTGCGCTGAACTTGGTCGCGTCGCCCGGGTCGGTGCCTTCGTAGATGACGAGGTCACCGCCGCTGCCGATGATGCACAGCCGGTCGTCGACACCCGCGCCGTCGTCCTGCGTCCAGTTCGCGAGACCCACCACCGCGCCGCCGTTGATGAGCTGCGGCCCGAAGTCGAAGGCCTGGGCGACACCACCCACGGCGCCGACCGACAGAAACCACATCTTCCCGGATTCGCGCGTCATGAACAGGAGGCGCTTTTTCCAGACGCACACCTGCACGAAGGTCGACGGGTCAACGCCGGTGATGATGCCGGGGCCAGGGCCGCCGACGCTGGTTGCCTTCATCCACGCCGCGCCGTTGTAGAAGAACGCGCCGTCCGTCTCGCTGCATGCGACAAGGAACTGCCCGGCATCGGTGGTGAACTGCGCGTAGCTCATGAAGCCCGCGCCACTCGCGGCACTCAGGGCGATGGCCGGCGCAAGCGCGATGAGGTTGCCGCCGCCTTCAATGTTGTAAATGCCTTTGTCGATCGCGGCGAACAGGATCGAGTCCGCAAGCGGATTGCTCAGCGACGTGCCGGGCGCGCCGTTGTACGGCATGACGGTGCGGATTTCGCTCAGTGCATCGCCGCCAATGTTGGTCGCGTACTCATACCAACCTTCGCGCACGGTCAGCCCGAGGTCCTGCGAAATGAAGTTGTCCATTTCGAGCGCGTCGGTCTCCGGCATCGATGCGGCCGCGCCGGTCGAGTTCAGGCCGCGCACCGGCGGCAGCGCCGTTTGCACGGCCTGCGTCATCAGCTGCGGCGCGCGCACCCGCGAAGGGCGACTCAGCACGGGGGACGGCATGCGTCAGCTCCCGAAGCCGGTATCAGGCACGTTGAATTGCGTGCTGATCAGCGGGTACGTGTCGCCAGTGGTCAGCGTGAGCACGGGTGCATCCGTGTCCGCACAGATCGCGGCTTCCTCCGCTTGGTTGTAGTCCGCCTGCGCTGCCGTCGTGTCGAAGCCCTTCATCGTCAGGAAATGCAGCTTCAGCGCGGCAATCATCAGGTCCGAATCGAACAGGACGAGATCGCCGTCGTTCTCGACGAAGTCTTTCCGCGTTGCCGGGACGGTCGCGTCTTGCACCCAGCCGCGCGAGCTGTACTCAATGCGCAGGTCTTGCGGAGTCGGGAAGGTGTTGTAAATCTCGAACTGATTCCCGCGCGTCCGGTAAATCACGCTGATGGTCGACGACCCGAGATTGCGAGCCTTGAGGGTCTGCCATTGCGGATCGGTCGCCGGGCCGAGCATCGGAAGCCGGCTGCTGAAGTTCCAGCCGGTCAGGTCTTCGAATGAATCCCAGTCGGCCGGCAGCGGGTAGAGCGTGTCAACAAGATTCGTGACGAGCTGGAAGGTGCGCGTCAGCACCTGCCAGCGGTAGCCGGCAGTGGGCTTGACGAGGCGCCGCCCGATGTAATTCAGCATGGCAATCATCTGCCGTGCGTTGACATCGGTCGGGTTCCCAACAGCTGCAATCGGGACCGGCAAACCCAGGATGCCGCACGCGTTCTGGACGATCGCGAGTCCCGTCTGAAACTTGTTGAAATTCGCCACGCTCGCCCCTCGCTCAGGCCTTCGCGCTCATCGTCGCGTCAGCGAGTCGCTTGCCCTGGTCGCGCACTGCCTCTTGCAGCGCGGCAATCTGCGCGGCTTGGTCTTCGATGAGCTTCGTGGTCTTCGCGGCTTCGGCAGCGCTCTTGCTCTTGCCGAGCCACACCTGCGCATTGCGCTTCAGACTCACCATGCCCGGCACGCGGCTGGTGATGTCGTCGCGACATTCGGCGATGTTCTCGACGGTGCGGATGCCGAGATATTTCAGCTCCTCCACCTGGGCGCGCGACAGGAAGGGCCACTCAGTCAGCGGCGTGCCGCCCACTTGCGCCTCTTCGGCGTGGCCTTCCTTGAATGCCGCGTACTGCTTCGCAAAGCGCAGCTTGTCTTGCTTCGTCGCCGGTCGATCAATGACGTTGTTCTTGTCGCCCGGAACGATGATCTTGATGCATTCAACGTCATCGAAAATCGGGCGACCTTCTTCCGTGGTGCGAGTCTCGTTTTGCAGGACTCCCATGTAGAAGAAGGCCACCAGCTTTTCGTCGCCCAGGTCAGGGCGTTGCAGATTGAATTGGTTGTGGTCGTATTCGTAGGTTGCCATTTGCGTTTCCTTGTTGTGGTTTAGGGCGCGACTGCCCAGGTCTGATCGCCCGCGACCAACGCGCGGCCCGAACGATTCAGATAGGTGGAGGGCGTGACGGCCGCATTGATTGCGACGGCGCCCACCGCCTGCAGCCGCTGCGTGCCCTTGTCGACGCCGAAGGCCGCGCCGAGCATGTTTGCGCGCGAGCCAAGACCAACCGTGACCACCAGCGCGCCCAGCGTGCCGCCGCCAGGACCTGCGCCGGTGCCGTTGGTGTTGATGGCATTGGCAACGGTGAAGGTCGGCGCGGACGTGAAGCCCGAGCCAGGGCGCACCACGCGCGCCGCGGTGACGGCGCCGCCGGCAATGGTGAATTCGATCTCACCAGCGCCTGCGCCTTGACCACCCGAGGCATTCGACTGCACGCGGTAGGTCCCGTTCGTGTAGCCACTGCCCGCCGTGATGGCGATCGGCTCTTGAATGATGTTGCCGGTGTTGCCGGCGGACGTGGCGAGCGCGCCGCCGCCGATGTGCTGCGCGACGAAGTCGGCGGCAGTGACGGTGAAGTTTTGCGGCACCGGCACGCCGGATTGATTGGAGGCAGTCCCGATGCCGGTGCATGCCGCGCCGGTGTCGTTGCCGCCCTGACGGGCCGCTAGGGCGCCATCGAGTGCGAAGGTTGCGGGCATGGATGAATCCTCAAATTGCGTTGCGCAGGTGGTGCAGCGGATGCGCGGGGTCATCCATTGCGCTGCGATAGCCCTCGGGCAGTGGCTCCGTGGGGGCCTCGGTTGAAACGACATCGGGGCCGCTCACCGGATCGGCGGGCGGCCCCACTTCGGGTTCCGGGTCGGGGACGTTGACGGGTTGCTTCGGCATTGCGCTTCCTTGAAAAGGCCCCGGGATGTGTTTGCACCCCGGGGAAGATGGCAACCGCAAAAGACCGAGCTGCCCTCGGCCAATTGCCCCTTTACGGCGAGATCAGACGCCCTTGGAATTGCGTCCCGCTGGCAGTCAAATTGCCAGCCCATGCCAGGATTTGGACCTCTGCATCCTGGTTGATCGCATACCGGCGATTCGGGCTCAGAGGCACCAGATTCCGGGCCGAATGCGGACGCCAGAACAGGTACTTGGTGTTCAAGAAATACGCGGTGTTCGTCACCGCGAAGCCCCCGATGCCGCCGTCAAGCACCACGTCTGCATCCATGTACTGGATCGACGGGAAGCCCAGATTGCCGGTGCTCGGATTCGTGAAACGCTGCTGCGCTTGCAGCGACGCCATGTAGGTCGCCCACATGAAGTTGTCCACGATGATCAGGTCCGGGCGGTCCATGCCGCGAACCAGCGAAGCCCACATGTTGTTGAACGCGGCTTGAATCGTCAGCGCGGTGAGCGCGACGCCTGCCGTGGTGGTCTTCGAACGCCAGAACGTCCAGGTGGCGCGGTCGATGCCGCCATAGACGCCCGTCGCCGGGTTCACCGGGACTGCGGCATTCAGGCCGGTCACCTGCTTGCCACCGGCGGCCGTGCCGTCGCTGTAGATGCCCTGCGCAAGCAGGTTCATCATGGACGACTCGGCGACCTTCACGCGACCCTCAAGCAGGTCAATGAACGCCTGTTCGCCGCTGTTGCGCAGCTCATCGAGCCCGCTGATGATGACCGGGCAGGCCGCCTGCTTGAAGTCGAATTGCGCCGAGCTGATCACGTCCTGTGCCGCGACGGGCAGCAGGTCGTAACCCGAGTACCAACCCACGTTGCCGTTTTCGGCGAAGGTCAGTTCTTCGAAGATCAGCGAGCCACCGGAGACGGTCCGGATGTTGCCGCGCTGGTTCATGCGCATCAGCAGCGCATTGTTCTTCGTCACGTTGTCCGCGAGCTTGCGCGAACGGTTTTCAATCGTCGTTGCGACGATGTCAGTCACGTTTGGGAATGCCACGTTAGGCCCCTTTCAGTCAACGGTTTGCGACCTGTTGGTGATGGCCCTTGCGGGTTCATCCGCGCCGGTCTAATGGCGCTTGCAAACCGAAAGGACCTCGGGGGCTTTCGGGGCTGCAGCTACTCGCGCAGCTGCTGAATCGCGGCTTCGATGCTTGAGCGAACTGAGTCGTCCTTCGGCACCGTGGCCCCGGTGTGCGGGGTCGGATCACCTTTGACGCTTGCTGCAGCTCGCTTCGCTCGCAGTACCGCTTGCGATTGGCCCGCATTCTGCGACGACGCGGCGCGTTGCGCAATAGTCGCTGCAACGCCTTCGTGCATTCCGCAGGCCAATTTGTAGGCACCTTCAAGGTCCAATGCCTGCCCTTGCTTTGCGCGAATTGACATCAGGTCTGCCATGATTGGCTGAACATCGCTGTAAAACTCATGCGAGCTTGCGAAGGCTTGCACCTCCTGTTGGATGCTCTGCATTTGCCGCGATTCGTTGTGCTGAATCATGGCCTGTTGCGCGGCCAAGAATTGATCGAAACGTGGGTCGCGAAACTCCTGTTGGCGCTGCGATCCTTGCGGCGGCAATTGACCGGCCAGGAGCGAGTCAAGCTGTTCGATGTCGACGCCGAAATTGCGGATGATTCCGGCGACCGTTTCGGCCTTCTGTTGCGCAGTTCCAACCCGCATGGTTGCGGCCGTCTGCATCATGTTTTGCACGGCCTGAAGCGGGTTGCTGTTCTCCTGACGGATGAACACTTCGTAGGGCCGCATGACGTTCTCGAATGCCTCGGTGAACTGCCGAGCGCTCGCCGAGCGCTGCAGCACCGTCTGCAGCTCGCCCTCGCGGCGATGCACTTCGGCGCGCACCTCGGGGTCGAGATTGGCCCAGCGCTCGCGCGCCTGGGGCGTCCACGATGCGGGCGCTTTCAGCTCGGGCGGCGGCGGTGCAGGGGTGAAGGCCTGTCCGTCGCCCGTTGCGGGCGCCTGCGCGGCTGCAGGGGCTTGCGCGGGGGCGTCGCCGGTCTTCGGTGCGAACCGGCCGGACGCATCGCGCACGCGGCCGTCACCCTCGGCCGGCGCGGGCGCGGGCTCGGCGGCCGCCGGTGCGGTCGTCGGCGCGGGCGTGTCCTTCTCATCCGTCGCGTGTTGACGGTACGCGGCTTCGAGGGTCTCCCGCAGGTTGTCGGGTTCTTCGGTGCTGGTGTCGAGTGCAGTGTTTTCGGTTGCCATGGTCTGTGCGTGTTTGAGGTTTCCCGCCTCTACTCGCCTTTAATTGCCGCTATGGGCCGTTATCGTTTCCCGTGGAACATCACCGGCGCTGCCGGTGCTGCTGAATTGCTGCAGCGATGTCGGCCTTTCGCGTCGAGTCCGCGCCGGCCATGCGCGCTTCGCGCTCTTGCGCTTGCTTCTTCCACGTCCCTGAAAAGTCGTCGACGGTGGTCAGGCCCTTGGCCTTCATGTACGCCCGATGCTTGGCGCGGGTGCTGATGTCGGTTCCATCGGTTGCGGTGAGCCCGTCGTAATGCCGATCGCCGGCCAGGGCGTTGCCGATCGCAGAACCGCCCGCGACCTGAAAGAAGCGTTCCATGCGCTGCCCGCAGTGCACGAAGGTCGGCGGGTTTGCGATGTAAGTCGCAATCGACATCACTGCATCGGTGACTTCCTCGCACGCGGCGCACCGGAATGAGTAGGTCGGCATCGTCAGGTCTCCGGTTGTTGCAGCAGCGCCGTCAGCGCGGTTTTCGCAGCCGTCACCGCGTCGCGCGCGGCGGTCAGCTTTCCATTGAGGTCCAGCACGTTGGCGGTTGCCGCGTCACGCGCCAGGACGGCGCGCGCACGCTGGTCACCGACCTGGGCGAGCAAGAGACGGGCGGAACGCAGCAGGACGATTGCTGCATCGATTTCGGCGGTAGTTGCCATGTCACGCACCTCCCATCGGATTGCCGGGCACCTGGGGCATTTGCGGCGCTTGCGGCTGCGGTGGCAGCTGCGGGGGTTGCGGCATCTGCGGCGGCTGCATGCCTTGCGGCGGCGCGCCGAGCTGGCCCGGCATCGGGTATGGCATGCCGGTGCCGCGCGCCAAGATCGCGGTTTCGATCGTGGTGCGCTGCGCTTCGGCCTTCGAGCGCTCGGCATCGGCCTGCGACTTCACCGCGGCCGCATCGTCCTTCCGGTCTTCCGGCGTCGGCGGTGCCGGCGGCTTCGGCTGCTGCGCTTGCTGTTCCAGCGCGCGCGCAGCTTGGTCCAGAACGCCTTCGATGGTCTTCGAGCCCTTGAAGCCCGCGGCGCCCCACTGCAGCAGCTTGAGCAGGAACGCTCCGATTTCCGGGCTCTGCTGCACCATCGGCCCCGCGGCCATCAGGTAGTTCGAAGTCGCGCCCATGAACTCGGTGCGCGCTTCCTTCTCCGCGGCCCAGTCCGGCGCGGCCAGGGTGTCGGCGGTGACGGTGATGGAGTAGAGCGCGGTGCCGAAGTCCTTCAGCAGCTGCACTGCCGGCTGCGCGAGCTGGGCGTCAGGCGTGCGTTCGATCAAGCTGCGCTTGATCAGCGTTTCGGGCTGGAAATGGTTGCTGATGATGTTCGCGCGGATGCGCATCGTGGCCGACACGAAACGCGCGACTTCGTTCTGCAGGTTGCCCAGGCGCGCGCCGCCATACTGCGCTTTCAGCTGCTGCGCGCCGAGGGTCTCACTCGGTGCTGACGTGCCGCGCATGATGTCGGAGATGCCCAGCACTTCGTACAGGTCGCGTTCAATCTGGCCTTTGCGCTGAACCAGCTGCATCAGGGCGTTGACGTACTGTTCAATGGGCATCCAATCGATGACGCCTTTCATGCCGCCTTTCTCGACGAACGTCGACCAATTGTCAGCAGGCACCAGCGCGTTTTCGACGGCCGTCGTCAGCAGCGACTTCAGCGGGCCTGCGGTCTTGTCGTAGACCCCTGCGACCTTGACGGCGCGCGTGATGCTCGCGATGCGCGCATTGATGCGGTCGAGTTCGCGATACAGGTCCTGCGCCATCGAGTAGTCAGCGCGCGGGCGGAACGCGTTGGTCAGCGTGGTCGCGACGACCGGCTGCGGGCACGGGAAGAAGTCATCGAGCTGCAGCGGGTCTTGCACTTCGTCAAGGATGAAACTGCAGCCTTCCACGTACCAACAGACGTAGTTTTCTTCCTTGTCCCACAGCTCCCACACGCCCGCCTGTTTGAACGGCGTGGCGCGCAAAACGCTGGTGCTCTCGCTGCGGTCGCTTGCGTCCATTGCGCTGGCGCGCATCGGGATCATTCCGAGCTGAACAGGCGTCAGCTTGAAGCGCTTGCGGAGCTGCTTTTCGTTCATGTAGACGCGGCGCGCGACCCAGCGCGCTTCACGCCACCGGCGGCAGGGGCTGTAGCGGAAGTCCTCCCAGTGGACGTAATCAACGGGGGCTTCCTCGTTGATGATTTTTTCGGTCTTGGTGGTGATCGGCTGACCGGTCGTAGGGTCGATCATCGGCTGACCCGTCAGCGGGTTTCGCACCGGCTGGTCGACTTCCTCGGTCTCGACTTCATAGCGGCACCACACCTGCCCGAGCCCGACAATGAATCGGTCCTGCACGGCGTCGCGCATCGCGGCGTTGGTGTCGTCGTGCTCGCGCTCAATGTCGCCATTCAAGATGCGCTGCATGATGATGCCGGCCACGCGCGACACGTCATCGGTGAAGTCGCCGAACTTGCGATCCACTTCGGCCTGCGGCAGTCGGCCGTAAATGGCCGACAAGATGACCTGCACATTCGACCAAAAGAGATTGACCTTCCCGCGTTGATCGCGGTTCAGCGGGTCGGACCCACTGCTGTCGCCGTTGGTCGCACTGCCCATGTAGGCCGCTTCGCAGCGCCGCGCCTGGGCGCAGAATTTTTCCATCCAACGCTTTGAAGCATCGAGTTCGGTTTGCCACTTGCGTGCCTTCTCCGCGCTCGCGGTGAGCGGGTCTTTGCGCGCGGTGTCGGACGCTTCTTCCGGGCGTTCGTCAGCTGCTGTGGTGTCGGTCGCGAGGTATTCCATGCGTGCCCCTAGTTGTCGAGGCGCAGGGCAGCTGCGTCGGCGAAAAGCTCGTCAAGAGTCATCGGGTAATGCGTGCCCATGTAGTCGGGCTTTTCTTTGCGGGCGCCGCCGGTGTCCTTCACCAGCTCTTGCACCATCTGCGCGCCGTAGCTGAATGCATCGGCGCCGTGCGACGACCAATCGTGTTCAGGCTCAGCGCTGAAAATCTTGCGTTCGTCATCGAAGCGGAACGACCACGCGCGCAGGGCCTCAAGCCCCCGGCTGCAGTCGTTGATTGCGAAGTTGCATCGCGGGATCACCGCGCGCGCGGCGTTGATCCGATCGGACAGCTTGGTGCGCGGGACGATGCTGCATTGAAAGGCCTGGGCGAAGCGCTCAATGACGGTGTGCTTCGTCGCCATGGTCTTGGCGCGCGCATCGTGCGGCAGGTAGATGTGATCAATCGGGGTGCCGCAGTTCTTCAGTTTTTCGATCCAGTCATCCGCATCGAGGCCCGAACCTTCGATGTAGCGGATGAGGTCGAAACCGCCGAGGCGCAGCTGCCAGAACCACCACGCCGATTGATCGCGGTAGCCGATGTCAGAGCTGACGACGATGCGCGAGCCCGGCGAATGCGTGGTGTCTTCGTTGATGCGGCCGTCGCGTTCAGCCTGGGAGATTTGCCGGCCCACGATCGCGCCCACGTTCGCGCTGCTGAAGTCGCAGAAATACTCCTGGGCAATCAGCTCCTCCGCCATGCCCTGCGCCAGCTCAAGCTGCATGTCAGCTTCGCTCAGGACACCGGTGTCCTTGATCGACATCACCGCGACGAAAGCGCCCGGCAGCTTGCGCGCGATGTTGAGCGTGGTCCAACCATGGTTGTAGCCGCGCGGCGTGTAGATGAACGACACCGATCCGTTGTTCTCGCGCAGGATCGGGCGCACGAAGTCGTAGGCGCGCGGATCGGTGAGGGACCATTCGGAGAAGGTCACATGCACCGGCGAGGCGCCCACCAGCGCATTGAAGTTGTCGGCGCCGACGATTTGCACGATCGCGCCATTGATCAGCTCCACCTTCATTTCGTCTTCGAGACGACGGCGCACAAGGTGGTCCGGGAAGGTCTGCCGGATCAGGTTTTTGCCTTCGCTGGTGATGTTGTCCCACACCACCTTGCGGCCCTGCTTCAGCGTCGGCAGGCAGTGCCAGTAGAGGCCGGGCCGAACGAACGCCATCTTGCAGGCCTGGGCCAGCGCGGTGCGGTCTTTGCCGCCGCGCCGATGCATCACCCAGACCGCGAACTTGCAGCCACCATCCATGGCGACCATGTACGGCAGTTGGTAGTGACGCGGCTGCATGCCGCCATCGATGACAAGCTCAGCCATCGTTCGCCACCTTCGGCGCCAGGAGGCGCGGCGCCTGAGGAAGGCCATTGCTGATCACGCCCGGCACCGGCTGCGCGCTCACTTCGAGGCGCTGAATCACGTAGGTGAAATCGGTGATGTCCGCGCGGACCTGCATCGGCAGGACCTTGCCGACAAGCGCGATGAATGCGGCGGGGTGCGTGCGCGCGACCTGGGCAAGGTACTTTTCACCGCCGACCATGTCGAGGGCGGCCAGGATCTTGGCCTTGACTTCCTGGGTGCTCTTGTTCGGCGTCCCAGGCTTGCGCCCGCCATGCTTCTTGCGCGGCGCGGGCGTGTCATTCATGGCAGCAATCGAGGGCGGAAACGAAAACGCCCCTGACGGTGCAGGGGCGCTTCGAAGGGTGCCGCGGATCATGTCCACCGCCGTTCGAAAACGACGCTGAATCCCCGCACAACCTGTGGGCGCACGAACGCCCACGGCGCGCATTGTGCCACCCTATTCCGGACAAAGAAAAGCCCCGGCTGCTTGCGCTGCCGGGGCTTGAAACCCCTCGGGGGAGGACCGAGGGTCAGGGAGGACCCCCGGCGCCTGTCAGGGTTACGGGGGAAGCGCAATCATAGTTGACAAATTGGGCAAAGAAAACCCCCGTCGAATTAGGGAATTCGCGGGGGTTTTCAGCGCCTTTCGGCGTGCTTCGCAGACAGTCGATCCAGCTCGGTGCCGCAATTCTGCGCTCACATGAACCCGAGGTGCAACAGCCTTCGGTGCAATGCGCGCATGGCCTCCTGGCAGAGCGATTCGCGCTCGGTGCGGTCGCTCGGAAGTCGGCCGTTCATGATGACTTCCACGCCCAGGCACTCGGCTCGCGCCACGTGCTGCAGCGCCAGCTGGTGCTGTTGCGACAGGGCTTCGATCTCGCATTCCATGGCCTGCATGAGCATCACTTCGAAGTCATCCTCATCGTGCATCGAGTCGGCACCGAGGTCTGTCCGCGCGAACCTGCGTTCATGCGAGTAGCCCCGGCGCCACTGATGCCACCGGCCGAGCAATGAGCCAAGCTCACGCATTGGGCGGGAAGTCAAAGCCGCTGTCGTAGGGGCCGACGTAGTTGATGCGGATCGGGATCGACATCGCCTCCAAACGCGCCAGCTTCCCCGCATCGATTTCGGGCATCGCGATGCCGCCGTCACCCTTGCTCTGGGCTTCCTGCTTCAGGTCCGCATTGATTTCCTTCACACGCTTGGTCCAGCGCTCCCGGATAGAGGGGTCTTCGTTCGCCTTCTGAAGGGCCTGCGCCAGGAGGTCATTGCGCATCGGCGTTTTCACGCGGTCGACTACTGCTTGCGCGCGGTCCTGCAGCGACTGCAGCTGACGGCCCAGGAGCTGCTGCGCGGCACCGCCGGGCTTGCACTGATCAAACGCACTGCGGATTGACGCGGCCACGTCGACCTCAGGCGGCGTGCTCGATTTCTGCGCGCGCAGGTATTCCTCGCGGCTGACTTCGCGCCCGTTGACGAAATAGTGATTGCCATCCGCAAACCACGTCATGTGCATCTCGCCGCGCGCGTCGATGCGCATCACTTCCCGGGGCACCAGCGCGGACAGCGGGACTGCCTGTTGCGCCGGCAGCGCGCGCCAGTCGGCGACGACTACCGGCGCGTGTTCTTCGCTGTAGGAGTAGTCCGCAGCCTGGGTGACGGGGCCATCGCTTTCCGCCTTCTTCGCGAAGGTCGCGCCAGGGCGCACGGGCGTGAAGGTGCCGTCCGGATTCGGGTGCGGAAATCGTTCGAAATCGTTCAGGTGCAGGCGTGCGGCGTGCTCAGCATCCCAGCGCGCGAGGCGCTCGGTGCGCAGGCGCGTCGGCGTGCCCAGCGGGTAGCGTTCGTAATCGAAGATCGCAAATTCGTCTTCGTAGTGCGGGCACTCGGCCGACACCATGGCGGCGGGCGCATAGCCCATCATGTGATCGCGGTTCATCGGGTCATCCCTTCACAGTTGGCAGGTGAATTTCAAAATGCGGGCCATCGAGGAACGCGCGCTTGCCGATCGCGGCGCGCCGTTCTTCGTAGCCATGGCGCATGGCCTCGGGGGTGTCGCTGGTCGAGTTCAGCTCCTGATCCCAGCACCCACCCCACACGATGTGGGCGTGCAGCTCTTGCGCAGCGCGGCGCATGGCGGCCGCAACGAAATAGATCGGGTTCCATTCCCATCGCAACTTGCCGTTGACGACCGGGACGAGGTCGACCGCGTGCGCGAATCCATCGCTCTGCGGCAGGTGCAATGACTGCATGGTCTTGCTCGCGCCGGTGCGCACGTACTCGCGCTGTTCATCCTCGCTGCGCGCACCGTCATGCACCGCGAAGTCGACCTCCGAATACTCAAGAGCGAGGCTCACGACCGCGAACAGGTCGGGATGCACGCCGCTCAGCTCGGCGATGGATTTCTGACCGAAAGCGAAGCTCATTTCTTGCCTTTCATGTGCCGCAAGAGCACGTCATTGCTCGTCCGGGTCGCAGCAATCCGCGGCATAAGCCATTCGATCGCTTGATTGGTCAACGCCACCAATTCCTCGAACAGCTCCCGGTCCTTCGTCGCATACGTCCGGAAGCGATGCCGGTCCGCAATCCGACCATGCACCGCATAGCGGCTCATGCGCGCGGTCTGCCGGGCGCGCACGAGATACCACGGCATGAACATTCGGACGTAGCGAGCTGCGCAGCGCCGCCCGCGAAGCATCGTCCAGGCCTTTGAACGCAGGCGGGTAGTCACGGCGCGCCTTCTTCGGATGGTTGCTCATTGCGCTCCTTCTGTTCGAACTCGATACGGGGCACCACCGATACGCTGACGGTCACCGACCCCACGCCGTTTTTCAGCAGGTAGCCGCGGGTCTGGATGGTCACCGTGTGGTGGTGGCTGAACGCGAAGCCCAGGTGAAACGCCGCGTTGCGCAGGGCCTCGGTCAGTTCCTTGCCGCCCGGGCCGCCGACCTCTTGCAGCTCATTGGCGAACAGCAGCTGCGCGCCGCCGTCGTTGTCGCCGGTCACTTGGAAATCCCAGGTCATGCTGCATCCCCTTGCGAGCGCACGCGCTCGGCGTCCGCGTGAATCAGGTTGTCCACGTCGCGTTCCAGCTCGTCGACCGACGACGGGTGCAGCATGCTCAGCAGGAACTGCCAGCGCAACCGCATGTAGGCCATGTGGATCAACTCGCGTTCGAAGTTGCCCACGTCATAGATCGGCCCGGTTGCGGCGAACCGCTTCAGCACGCCCTCAATCTCGGGATGTGAGATGTATCCGCCCATCAGATGACCTCCTGTTGTTGTTCCGTTGCCGCGGGTGCAACCGCGATTTCCACCCTAGGGTTTGCCCGATCGATGTGCTTGAAAATGTGTTTCTCGGTCACCTGCCTGTCATTCAGATAAACCCCAGTCCGCACGAGTTTCCGTTTCTTCCCGGTGCCGGTGAATTTCGCCTGCAGCACATCGAGCACAATCGATTCGTCCAGGTCCGGCAAATTGCTCGCGTAGTAAATGTTCATCTCGACGGCGACCGGCCCCGAAAACATCCGCTTCGCCGCACTGGGAATCTGCAGCATCGCAACGGTTTCGAAGCTCCGGGCCTTCGCGCTCTTGATACTCGCGGGCCGATCGCCGAAGGTCACCAGCTGCCGAGAGTTCGCTTTGCTCGCAGCCTCGCCGCGGATGGTGAAAACCGCCGCTTGGTCTGATGTGACGTGATGGAATGTCATGGCTTTTTGCAGGCGACGACCTGGCTGTCATAGATCGTAGAAACTACCGTCATCACGGTGAGGCAGATGATTCCCACGATCAGGAATATCGGGATCAGCGGAATGTGGATTTCGGTGATGGGTTTTTCGGGAGTATCCATTTTGTTACCGTTTGGGTTTTTGGGTTTTCCATGTGGGGTAGGGACCATATTTTTTTTGGGACCCCGGTCGCCGATTTCACCCCCCCTGGGGGTCAAAACCGTGCGGAATGTCACGGACCGCGGGGCATCATGCGAACCACCACCAGCCCAGCAGCCCGAGCCCAGCCCAGGCCAGCAGGGCCAGCACCAGACACAGCCAGCAGGTAGCGACGGGAGCACGGGGGATGCGGGGAGGGCTCATGGGGGGGTCTCCGGGTATGCCAGCTCTGCAGGGGGATTTACAGGGCCGGCGGGTGCATCGGGCTCCGACCCCGCGCCAATGCTGGATCGGCTGGGCCTGAGCAAGGCTTCGCGCCACATCGCGGCTTGCGCTCGGTTCAGCCGCTCGCCGCCTTCCTCGCGCTGCTGCAGCCGGCGCGCCCAGGCCTTCGGATCACGGCTGCGCACTCGGCCAGCTGCTGCCATGGCGTCGGCCACGCGCTGCGGATCGACTGGCGGGCCTGCCAGGGCCTTGCGCGGGCCTTCGGCAGCACTGGGCCGACCACGACACAGCCGATCGAACTGCATCGCGTTCGGCGGGTAGTCCGGCGGCAGGTGCTGCAGGGCGTAGCTGATGCCGCCGGACGTGATGCCGGTCAGCACCGCGCCCCAATGCGCCTTGACGACCTCGGGCTGCTGCCCAGGCCATTGCGCCAGGAACCGATCGCCGTAGGCCACGGTCAGCCGGGCAAAGATCGCGTCAACCCAGTCAGTCGGCAGGGACATGCGGCACCTTGTCGTCGTAGAACGCGAAATCGGGCGCCTGAGGCTTCGCAACCAATTCCGGCACCCAGGCCTGCAGCCTGTTCGTTTTGATGTCACCACGGCCCGATTTGCGGGCTTGCTGGGGCTGTTCGGCCTGCCGGCTGATGTCGTCACGCCGGCCCCGAACGGTCGCGAGCATCCACGCCATTCCCTTGCCCTTGGCAACAGCCTCGGCGGCGGTGTTGACGATCTCGTCCGGCGTGGCGCCAGCTGCCAGGAGGTCAACGAGGCCCCGGTGCGAGGGGTACAGGCCGAACAGACCCTGTTGCTTCACCCTGCGACAGACCGCGGCCGCAGTGGTGTCGACCAAGGGAAAACCCTCCGAAATGCCACTTTTTTCAGCACTTTCGACCCCCTCCGCGCCCGCTTCGCCCGCGCTCGCACTCAAAGCGCGGGCTGTCTCTTCTTTGTGGCTTCTGGCTTCTATCGTGAGGTCACGCGTGACAAAAGGCGTTTCGTCACGGCCCAAAAAATCCTCGTCAATAACCACACCGAGGGATTTGGCGATTTGTTGCAGCTCATTAAAAGGTTGATGTCGGGAGCAAGTGACCCCTAACTTATTGAGCCGATCCGCAACTAAAGTCTTCATGTCACGGTAACGACGTTGTCGCGATGCATCAGATTTCAGGCGTGACGGTGTCACGGTGCGTGACGCGTGACGAGTCACGCCTGTCACGCTCATGTCACGTGACAACGTGACATCGGCCCCGCGGGACCCGTAGAAATGCTGCAGCTCTTCGTCGGCGCGCACGTTATGCCAACCGTCGTCGGTGCATTCGAAAAATGCCGCGAGGGTTTCATGCAGGGCTTCGCGCTCGGGCGCGGTCTGGGTTTCGCCGATGCGATACAGGCGCTCCCAGCTGGTCGGCAACGGGCCGCCGGTGCCGTAGTACCACGCCAGGAGGGTCACGTAGATTCCCCGGTGGGTATGGCCGAGTTCCTTCGTGCGCCGATTCCACGCATCCATGTCGAATGGAAACCAGTTCACCGGTCATCCCCCACCGTCACCCGCGTTACGGAAGTGACGCGCCCGACACCGGCCAGGGGGTTGCAAACCTGCAACCGCTGTTGACAATGCAGCCATGCCATGATTGAGGGCATTGGCAAGCGTCAGGCGATGGCGTCGGCGATGAGGGCGGGCACGTTCACAGTCCCACCCTGCAGAGAGTCGGACCATTCCTTGCGCACCCGAGCCGCAATGACGCGGTCAGCGATCCTGCGTGGCAGGTCGTCGGGCCACCTGTTGACGTTCTGTCGGCTGCAACCGAGGGCCTGGGCTGCGCTCAGCTCGGTGCCGCCGAGCAATTGGAGGGCTGTTTGTTTTTTCATGGGGCGTCAAGTTGACGCCGACCCGCAACCTCTTGCAAGCAGCTAGTTTCGGTGTCCTGCAACCATGCCGCTAGCTGCCGCTACATGCCTGAAAGTGCCACCTCATGAACCTGATCGAACGGATCGATATAGCCCTAGAGCACGCAGGGAAATCACGCACAAACCTTGCGCAAGCTATAGGGATTTCCCGACAAGCCATTGCGAGCCTTGAGCGCTCGCCGCTGAAGAACCTCAAGCCCGAGAACGTCGCGCGTGCCGCGCGCTACCTGGGCGCCGATGTGTTCTGGCTGTGCACCGGCGAGGGTGGGCACTACGTGCCCGAGCACAAGCCGCAGGAATTCTCCGGGCTTACCCTTGAATGCGCGAAGCGCCTTGAGGCACTGGAGCCTGAAGTCAGGTCCTACGCCTACGTGGTGTTGACGCTGATTTGCCGCGGTGAACGGCCCGTGCTTCCTTCTCTGCCTGCACCTGCCGGAACAGCACTGCATGACGGTCCGCCCAGTGCGCCGCTGCTTTGAAGTTGCCCATGTCGAAAAGCTCAAGCAGATGACCCGGGAACCTGCTCGCAAGCAGGTTCGCCGCCGATCGCAGTAGCCACTTCGTGCGGCCGCGCCGCGTATCGAACAGCACGCCTACGAACCGCGCCGCCAGCGGGTAGGCATCAGGGCGCGCCCACAGCCACGCCAGGGCCTCAGGGTCCATGTCCAGTTGGGCGGTGATCACGCTGACCATCACCGCGCCGCAGTCGTGTGGCTCCATCGCCCGCGTCACCGCCGCCGCGATGATGCGCAGGCGCCAGGGCGTGATCCGCCCACGCACGTTCACACACAAGGTGTCGCCCTGCAGCTCTGCCTGCACCGCGCGGCGGTTCACCAGCCAGCGCGCTCCGTGATCCGTGACCATCCCGAAAACCCCCGTTTTGTTGTGACTACTCGGATTTTTTTACGTGCCGCACTGTAAGGCAGTTTGCGGCGCTTAGCGGCGCGTGGCGGCGGCGCCGTCAACGTAGGTTGCGCTGACTTGAGCTGCTTTCGTGGGCATCGGTTGCGGGGTGTTGTCAACCGGCGTGCAATGCGCCTCCCATGCAGCCCGCACAAACCACCCTTGAAGCCCTCCGAATGCAATCGCACATCGACGCCCGCGAAGACCTGATTCGTGCAGCGTATCGGGAGCTGCGATCGGAGTTCATCACCGCCGCGTTTGCGAACCCGCTTTCCGAGATTCGCACCCCAGGTTTTCCCGACAAACGTATGCGATTGGTCGACGTGGTTTCGGACATGTTCTGCGGCCGTGATGAGCTGCACCTGCTTGACCGAATCGTTTCGCTGATCGTGACCTGTGCTGAAGGCGAGGACCCGGCGACCCGCCTGCCGGCAAACGCGCTGCTGATGTGCATGGCCCACCAGCATGCCCAGTTCCACGCCGAAGACACGGCAGAACAGGATGGCAGCGATGCGTGACTGGTTCACCCGGCTGCGCACCGGGAACGCCTTCGAAGGGCCGTTCCGCCGCAAGCACCGCGATGCCCTCACCAGCTCGGGCAAGGTGCGCCCGCACGCCTACACCGTGACCCGGTGGATGCGCTTCAAGCGCTGGGTTCGTTCGGTGTGGTGGTGCACATGAGCGGCGATCGTTTCGCCCAAGTGCGCGAGGCCGGCGGCCTGCTGCATGGCCTGTCGAATGAGGACTACCACCAAGGGCCGGGCCTCAGCGTCAGCGGCATCAAACGGTTTCGGCGCACGCCGTTTCACTACCACGCATTGGCGCAGCCGCATGACGCGCCGCCCACCGCGCCCACGCCCGCGATGATCAATGGCACCTTGGTGCACTGCTTGGTGCTTGAGCCTGATCAGTTCTTCAAGCGCTACGTCATCGGCCCCGATGTCGACAAGCGCACCCGCGAGTGGAAAGAGTTCCTGCGCGACAGCAGCGCCGCCGGCTGGGAGGTGATCAGCCAAGTGCAGTTCGATGCGGCCGAACGGCAAGCGAATGCACTGCGCGCGCTGCCCGATGTCGCGACCTTGCTGGGCGACGGCCGCGCCGAGGTGTCCGCGTACTGGCTTGTCGGCGGCGTGCTCTGCAAGTGCCGTCCTGACTGGGTGTCGCCGGTGGCGTTCGGCACTGGGTCGATCCTGCTTGACGTGAAGACGACCAAGGATGCGAGCCCGCAGGCCTTCGCGCGCAGCGCCGCGGACCTGGGCTACCACCTGCAGGCCGATTGGTACTGCGAGGGCTACGCGCAGGCCTCGGGCATGGACGTGCACGGCATGGTGTTCGCCGTCGTCGAGTCCGAATACCCGCATGCGTGCGCGCTCTACATGCTTGACGAGCCCGCGCTTGACAAGGGCCGCGCCGCGACCCGCGACGCGCTCAAGCACTACACGGAATGCGTGAAGGCCGACGCATGGCCGAGCTACTCGCCCGAGATCACCACCCTACAACTTCCCCCCTGGGCCTGACCAATGAACGACCTCATCGAATCCTTCAGCAGCACCAGCGAGCCCACCTCGGGCGCGCTCGCGACGCAGTCCCGCGAAGTCGCGGAGATGCAGACGAAGTACCTGATGGCGCAGCGCTTCCCGCGCGATGAGCGCAAGGCCATGGACGGCATCCTGAATGCGTTCAGCCGGCAGGGCCTCGCCGAGCGCGCGGCGTATGAGTACGGCAAGGGCGGCAGCGCCATCAGCGGCCCGAGCATCCACGCCGCGCAGGCCATCGCGCAGCAGTGGGGGAACATGGAATTCGGGTTCCGTGAGGTGTCGCGCGGCGTCGGCGTCGACGGCATCCCCTTCAGTGAAATTGAGTCGTTCGCGACCGACCTGCAGTCCCGCACGCGCCGGCCCATCACCTTCATCGTGCGGCACTGGCGCGACACCAAGCAGGGCGGCTACCGCCTCAAGGATGAGCGCGACGTGTACGAACTCACCGCCAACATGGCGCAGCGCCGCACGCGCGCTTGCATCCTGTCGTTGTTGCCTCAGGACGTGATCGACGGCGCCATGCAACAGGCCGAGACAACCCTGAGCATCAAGGCCGACACCACGCCCGAGGCAATGGGGAAGTTGGTCGAGGCGTTCGCCGCATTCGGCGTGACCAAAGAGCAGATCGAGAAACGCATTCAGCGCCGACTGGACGCCATCGCCCCGGCCCAGGTCATCACGCTGCGTCGCATCTACGCATCCTTGCGCGACGAAATGAGCACGCCTGCGGAGTGGTTCGAATCGCATGTTGTGCCGATGGAAGCCGCGCCGCACATGGAGGTCGTCAAGGCCCAGGTCCAGGCCAAGCGCAAGAGCGCAGCCGATGCCGCCTCGCCGCCGGGCGCCGCGTTCTTCATCGACGCCATTGCGAAGGCCACCAGCGAGGAAACCGCAGGCCTCGTCATGGACGAAGCGCGCAGCGTGCTCCCTGAACACGAAGCGGCGGCCGTCATCGCCGCCTATCGCACCCGTTTCCCAACTTGAAAGGACTCCTGATGTCTTCCCGCATTTACGTTGCATTCGACACTGAGGGCAAGGTGCGCCGCCTTGTCTGGGCCGGCCACCCGAGCCAAGCGAAGAACCACTGTTTCGGCGCGCGCGTCGCGTCACAGACTGACTTGCTCGATTTGGTCAACGCCGGTGTGCAGATCGAACGCGCCGAACCGTTGCCCGGCGATGGGCAACCGGGTGCGCAACCGGAGCTGCAACCGAGCGCCTGAGTTTTCAGGGCGCGACACGTCAGCAAACCTCCTCCCGCCTCCCTCCCTGACCTTGGCTGATGTGCCCGGCCGCAAGCCGGCGCCCTCTTTCTTCCACCCCCTGCAACCGAGGTGAACATGATGGCTTTCGAGTTCCCGGAGATCACCCGCGCCAAGCTGAACGCGGTGCACCCCGACAGCGAGCGTCACGGCGAAATGCTGGTGCCACGCACCGACATTCGCTTGCAGCTGGACCTGCCGAATAGCGTGCTTGAGCGCTTCGCGCCGGGCCTGCGTGACATGTTCTACATCGCCGGCACCCCGGCGGCGGATGAGCTGCCGGGCATTGAGCCGGTCAGCGATGCAACCGAACTGCGGTTTCCTGAACTCGGAATGCCCCAGTCGTGGAGCGGTAAGACCGGTGGCTATACCCTAGTGATTGACTATGGTATTGGTGAGCGGTATCTGCTTCGGTTGACAGATTGCACGCTTCACAAATTGACGTTCGCTGCCAAAAAAGGAGGCACGTGCACGGTCAGTTTCACTCTGTCATGCAGTGAGGGTCTGAACGCTGAAACACTCGGTCACCTTGGTATGCATGTGCAACACGACGTGCACTTTCAGTTGACGCAACCGGTTGTCGAAATGGCATGAGTACGCAACCTAGCTTGACGGATAACCCCGGTGCCGTGTCGAATCCGTTTGCCCCGCCCTTTGAGCGGGTGCCAACTAGCAAAGGGGATGGTCATATGAACGCAGGCGAATTGCTTCGTTGGAAGCAGCAGGAATGGACCTTGATCGCCGGTGCGGCCGCGCCGCTGATGGCGCAGGGGCACGACCTGTTTGACGCGCTCATGAAGGCGCAACGGCTGGTTTTGCCGCGGCCCCGGCAGCGCGACAAAGATTCGATGCAAAAGCTCATCGCGCGCAGCAAGGCACCGAGCGGTAACGGCGCCGTTGATCACTACATGCAGGCGGCCCTGAAGGCCTACGCGAAAGCGTCCGCAGGGCAAGCACCGGCGGCCGCACCACCCGTGCCGCCCCCGCCGCCGGCGGACTCCGCGAAGGTCAACGTCAGCGCCGTGCATCCGAAGGTCCTGGCTGCGTCGCGTCAGGCTTCGCGGACCCAGGGCAACACCATCCGTTGGGTGCCGATCGAATGGGCCGCATTGGCGCGCGAAGTCAAGCGCATGCAGGACGCAGGCGACAAGCGCACGCTTGGCCGATTGATCAACGAGGCGCAATCCGCCGTGTTGGTTCCGAACCGCTGGCGCAAGTGGGCCAACATCACCCAGGGCGACACGTCCAAGATCAATGGCCGGCTTCTCGCGCGCGGCTGGGCCGACCTGAATTTGCTGGCCGACGATGCGCCACCGGAACAGGTCTTGGAAATGGTCACCCACACCCAGGCCCCGGAACCGCCGCCAGCACCCATAGCAGCCCCGCCAGTCGCTTCGGCGCCGCATCGGGCTACTACCCCCGCAGCGATTGCGCCACGCGCCACGTTCGGGTTCGCAATGCAAGCCTTCGCCGCGCAGTTTGAAGATGCACTTGATACGCTGCTGAAGGCTCACGCGGAGCACATTTACTCGACGATGGATGAGCGCCTGGGCCGCGCTGCCGAGAGCATCGGCGCCATGGTCGCGAAGCAGATCACCGATGGCCTGCGCAGCACCGTCGTCGGCATCATGACCGAGGAACTCGGCGGCCCGGTGTCACCGCCGCCCGCGCCCGCGCCCAGCACGCCGCCGACGCCGAGCTTGCCGCCCAGCGCATCGCCGAGCACGCCGCCGGTTCCCGTTGCCAGCGCGAGTGCGCCGCAAGAGGTGCGCGGACCGGCGGCCTACGAAGCGGAACGTGTTGCGTCGGTGCCGATCGTCTACAAGGGCCAGCCGCGCCGCGCACCGTCCCCGGACGAACTCGAACCGGTCGACCCCGGGGACCGCGGCAAACTCATTGTTGACATCGTCGGCCTGAAGGGCGTGCAGCCCGACGAAGTGCGCAAGGCATTCAATGGGCACACGTCGCTTCGCTTCGTGGAGGCGGACCACATCAAAGGATGGGTTCCGCGGCGCGGCGCGCACGTGGTGCTGGACATCAAATTCATCAGCCATGACGCCACGCTGAAGTGCGCACGCTACGGCATCAAACCGGTGCAGGTGCGCGGCGGGGCAGGCGCGGTGATTCACGCAATCGAGGCGCTTCACCAGAACGAAGGGGTGCCGGTGTGAGCAGCAAGCGCCCTCACCCTGCTGAAGAAGACCTTGCCGCCTTGGTTCAGTCGATGGCTGAAGCGTTTGAGGCTGAAATTCGTCAGCACCCGGAACCGGAGTATTGGATTCTCAAGGCGGCGGATCGACTCGACAGGTTCATCAAGATGAAGGCACCTCCTTTGATCTTGGAACAGGCGCGGCAGGTGCTCGTCAGACACGTCAACGCGCTGCCGCCGTATGCAGACCTCAAAAAGGAATCGACGGAATGACCGACGCACCGAACAAGTCGCATGAAGCCGAGTGGCTGCGCAAATTTGCGAAGGACCGTTTCAAGCACGGCGCGAACGTGCGCGACCAGCTGGCGGCAATCGCCGACCTGCTGGACATGACCATCTATGTTCGCGACATGCAGGGCCTCTTGCTGACCCGCATCGTCAACATCGTCAAAGGCGAGCCCGAGCCCGACACGATGCACGGCGTTCAGGACCTGCCCGAGATCGTCGAGGACCTCATGCGGGCATCGGGGCGCCGCGCGCAACCAACACCGGAGATCCACTGACATGCCCATGTTCGGCCAAAACGAAAGCGGCGCCTACCTCGTTGCCCTGACGCGCCAGGATGTCCGCGTCTTGGAGGAACTCGGCTCGCACACATTCGAGCTGCCCGGGCTCGGCGCTTCGTTCACGCTGGTTTTCAAGGAAACGTCCGATGAGCTGATGAAGTACCTCGGGCGCGGCGAGCCCGGCGGCCCCGTCTTCCACTTCGGCGCAAATGAGTGACGCGGACCCGAACCCATGGCGCGCGGCCGTCATTGAAGCCTGCGTGGTCGGCTGGGTGGATTTCGATGAGAACGACCCGGTCGGAACGCTCGCCAACCTGATCCGCGATGAAGTTGCGATGGCGCTTGATCCGGCCATCAGCAGCGCGGCAGTGGCGTTGATCGACAGCGGCAAGCGCGAGGCGCTGGCGGGTCTGAAGTGCGCACGGTGCGGTCACAGCATCATCGTTTAAAGGGGGTGTCATGGATGACGGGTGGCCCGGGATTCTGTTCCGGCTGGAGGGTAGTCGCGCGCATGCGGGAAGCCTCTTGGCGCGTGCGCAAGGAATGCGCCGGTTCCATCGCACGTGGCTGTGGGTGAACCGCTGCTTCATGCTGGTGGATGTGGTCTTGATCGTGTGGAACCTGTCGACGATCGGCAAGCAGCCGTCCGTTTTCCTCACGTGGTTTAGCGGCTGCGTCACGGCAGTGCTTTTTTGGTCGTTCTGCAACACGTGGCGAGTTTCTGAGAGTCGTTGGCGAGAGTACATGGCCGAACTGGCATGGATCGAAGAATCCATCAGGTGGCTTGACGTAACCATCGAAAGAGTAAAGGGGATGCATGCACATCAAAACTGAACCGTGCCCGGACTCCGGACCGCACGAGACCTATCACGTCATCATCTGTGAGGACGATGCAGAGGAAACGCCTGTCTCGGTTTTGGGCCACATCACCCGCGCCGATGACGGCTCGGATTCATGGGCCTTGAAGCTCTCACATCCGGGCGATGACTCGGGTCCTGTCACCTTCAAGGGCGCGACGATCGATGACGTTGCAAAGGCCATGGGCTTGCAGTTCACGCACGTGAAGGTGAACGCGAACCGCCTCGGCCTGGGCGTCATGTCGACGTTCGTTGACGACCTGATGGACCCGGTGATTGTCCTGGCCGAGCAAACGGGTTCGGTCACGGCGCTGATCCACGCTTTGGTGCATGTGATGGCCCGTGTCATCGCAACCCGCTTGCCCGACAGGTCCCACACGGCTTTGTTGGAACTGATCACGCGCCAGCTCAAGCGCGACTTGACCGGCTTCGGTGAAACCCGTGCGATGCAGAAGCAGTTCGCCGACACGCTGCGGAAGAAATTTGAGGAAGTGGGCGAAGAAACGATTGCAGACCTCTTGCGGAGTCGAGACGATGAAGACACCCCCAAGCACTGATGACATTGCCATCCCGGTCGAGATCATCGCGGGCGCCTATCCGTCGATCGCGAACGTGATGCGCACCGGCACGCCCGCCCAGGTCGACGAAGTGCGGCGCGCGGCCACGCACTACCAACGCGAGTTCGTCAGGGCGCGGACGAAAGGCGCGCAACCTGCCGGCATCGCCGCAGGGCAGCATGAGCTGTGCGACCGCGCCATGAATGACATGCTCGCGCACAAGTCGCCGAACATCACCATCAGCTGCCGGGAAGGGTGCTCGCACTGCTGCTATCAGCCGGTCTACATCACCGATCAGGAAGCGCAGCTCTTGACGATGGCTGTGGAGGATGCGGGCGTCCGGTTCGATTACGACCGCGCGGCGCGGCAAGCGCTCTGGACCGATGACACGTGGAGGCAGCAGCCGCACGCGGAACGCGCTTGCGGCTTCCTCACGGATGACGGGCGCTGCGGCGTGTATGAACACCGCCCGCTTGTCTGCCGGAAGGTGCTGGTGCGTTCTGACCCGGAGCTTTGCGACACCGTCTTGAAGCCCGGCGGCGCGGTGGTGATGGTGGCAAGCATTTCGGCCGAGGTCATCACCGCGGCCGCGCACGTGGCGACCGAAGGCGGATCGCTGGCCCATCAAATGTTGATCGCGCGGGGGATGCCATGACAGAGGCCGAGGTGATCGAAACGGCCGAGCTGCTTCTAGAGCTGGCGCCGCACTATGCGTTTCTTCGTGTGCTGCCTGACAAGTCCGTGGCAGGCTTGTCGCAGCTCATGTTCACGACCGCGATTTTTCTCGGTCTGAACCGTCACGGCTACGGCGCGCGGTTCTGCTTTGAAGATCGCAAACTGGCCTTGCAGCGCTTCGCCGAGCTGCAGAGCGAGGACGATGAACCGGCGGGTTTCATTGCAAGGCGGGGCAGCTGATGAGCGGCGGCAGCATGAACTACCTTTCGACGAAGGTCGAAATGGCGGAGTTCCGGCGAAACACGGTGCTTCGCCGTGCCTTCGCCGCGCACCTCGAAAAAGTCGCGGCAGCACTGCATGAAATCGAGTGGGTCGACTCGGGCGACACGAGCCCGGGCGCCGATGACGAGGCCATCCGTGCATGCCTTGAGGATGGCTCCGAGCTGTGGCAAGCGACGCGCGAAGCGGTGCAAGCGCGTGACACCCTCATCGCTGCAATCGAGCGTGCGGGGAACGGGCCATGAAGTGGTTTGGCAGGCCATACGGCGCAGGCTATGAACATGACTTCCCGCACGTCGAGACGCCGGTGGGCATCGCGTGTGCGCATTGCGGCGAGGCCATCGCCGAGGGTGACTCGGGTGTGATCATCAGCGGCCCGATACGTGCAATCAGACCGCGGCACTATGAGTGCTTTTTCAGACCCATCGCGGGCGGCGTGAATCACCAGCTAGGACGGTGTTTCTGTTGTGGGGGTGACCAACCCCCGGACCCGGATGGAATGACGCGACGTGAGGCCGCTAAAGCGGCGCTAGAGGCCTGGGAACAGAGGGGTAGATTCCGGGCCGAATAACAGAAGGGCGGGAAGGCGTTTCAACAAGAAAGGTACCCCGGTGAAAACGCCAGATGGCAACCACTACAAACAGCCCATTGAGGCTGCGAATGTCCCCGATGCATTGCTCACAGTTGATGTCGTGTGCGCACTCGTCGGGCTTGCGCCGCGGACCATTCGCGACCGCGTGAAAAAGGGGACGTTTCCGTCCCCTGCTTATCGCTCCCGCCGAATGGTCCGGTGGCGAGCCGAAGCGGTGCATGCGTGGCTGGCCGAAAGCCAGCCCGCACACATCTAGGCCGCTTGCTTGAGCTGGATGACCTGCGCCCCGTTGCGCAGGTCATCCAAGTAGTCCGCCCAGGTCTGGGCGGCGACCACCCGACGATCAAGGTACGTTGCCCGCGCGTAGCTCTTCCCGAGCTGTTCGCCATTGCTGTGAGCCAAGTGGGCTTCCAACACCCGCGAGTCAATGCCGTGGACCTCGTCCAACAGCGTGCGCGCCATCGCGCGGAAACCATGCGCCGTCATCTTGCCGCCGAACCCGATGCGCGCCAGGAGCTTGGAAACGGCCCCCTGCGTCACGAAATCGGCGTCGGCACCCGAGCGCACCGGGAACACGTAGTCGCCCTCGCTGGTGGCCTTCAGGCGCGCCAGGATGTCCATTGCTTGGCGGGGCAGCGGCACGACGTGGTCCGCGCCGTGCTCTTTCTCGTCAATGCGGCGCTTCATCTTGGCGGACGGGATGACCCAGGTGCGCGCATCGAAGTTGATCTCATCCCAGCGCATCGCGCGCACGTTGCCCGGGCGCTGCCACGTCAGCGCGTGCATCAGGATGCAATCGCGCATGAGCGGCTTCAGGCCCGCGGCATCGATCGTGTGCAGCAGCTCGGCGACATCAGCCGGCGTGGTGCAGGAAGCGTAGTGCGACCGCACGCCGCGCGGCTTCAGCACCACGCGCAGCGAGCCGACAGGGTTGCCCTTGCAGATGTCCATGACCACTGCGTAATCCATGACCTGCTTCGAGTAGGTCCGGGCGTTCACGCCGGTTTCGGCCATGCCCTTGGCATCGAGCACCGCCAGGACGCGCAGGAAGTCTTGCGCCGTCAGGTCGGCGCACATCCGGTCACCCAGCTCAGGGAACACGTGATCCTTCAGCACGCGCAGCCACTTCGTGGCGTGCACATCGGACCATTGGTTTTTGAAACCGCCGGTCGGTGTCTCTTGCCACTTCAGGGCGCGGAAATCGTGCGCTACGGCCTTGAAGGTGCCGGCGACGGGCAGACCCAGCGCGATGCGCTTTGCGCGCGTCTGGGCGGCCTGGGTGGCTTCCTTGCCAGCATCGCGGGCGGCCGCGGGGCACTCGCCGCGGGCAACCATGCCGCGCATGCGTTCGGCGTCATCGCGGGCGGCCTTGAGACCGATGTGCGGGAAGTCGCCAATGGTGATGGTGTTGCGCTTGCCGGTGACCGGGGAACGGAAGTCGAAATTCCAGCTGTGGAGCTGGCCCGTCTTCCAGCGCAGTTTCAGGTACAGGCCTTCGCCGTCGGTCAGCTGGGTTGCCTTCGTGTCGACGGTCAGTGCACGGATGGTGCGTTCGTCGCGGATGGCGTGGCGCTTGGTCATGGTGTTGCCCTTCGTGTGGCGTTGATGAGGCCTCAATCCTGAACCCTGCAAACCGCCCTGTAAATCCCCCGCCGCTATGCGCCGTCAAGCGCCGCCACATGCCGTATGATGGTGAGGCTAAGTCATTGATTCACCTAGGGAATTGCCGCTATATGCAGTCACTCGCCGCTACCTGCCGGGACCTAGAATGATCCTTCGACAGGCTCAGCCAATCGAGCTGCAGCCCGCGCCAATGCTCGCTCTTGGCCTTGTTTGTGACTTTCCACTGTAAATTTCCCTTTTTTTTGCGGGTGTTGGCAAATAGCGGCACGTGACGGCGCCTAGCGGCGATTGTGTGCGAAAAGTTGTAGCCAGCTTCTAACGCATAGCGTTATGATGGAGGCTCCTTAACCAGCCACACGAAGGGCACCAACCATGAGCATCATCCGCAATATCAACGGTGACGACATCGACGTTATCGACGAAGGCACCGAGCGTCACGACTTCGGCCACACCGACCGCATGGGCCGCACGATCGGCGCCCGCCTGACCCTTCACACCTACCCGGAAGCGGGCGGCCGTGTTTGGGACTGCACGACTCAGACCTACGCGCATGGCACGATTTTCTGCATCGACTACTCGTCCACCCGCAACGGTAAGGACTACGGCGCATCGCAACCGCTGATGGTCTTCAAGGATGAAACCGCGCGGTTTGTCTGGGCTCAGAAGTACGTCAACGCTGCAGCGAAGCGCGCCGCGAAGAATGCCAAGGTGGCAGCATGAGCGCGCACGATCGCACCCCGCTGAACTGGACCGCTCTGATGCCGTGGTTCAGCATCCCGGTTCAGAAGAAGGCCCCCGCTCGGCGCCCGGTGAAGTCGGCGGCCGAGCGCGAGGAAGACCGGCTAGACCGCAGCGCCATCGGGCGCGCACGCCGCGCTGCGGCGCGCATCGGTGTCGAGATCGAGCGCGATCCGCAGGGGGGCTACTGGGTGACGCATCCGGACCTTGCGGACAAGCCGGAAGACCCGTGCGACGGCGCCCATTTCTGCGCGGACGGCCGTGAGGTGATGGAGACAGTCCGCGTCTACGTTGACCACTTCGCCGCGAAGCCATGACCGAGGAAGCCGCAGCGGACGCCCTCGCGTTCGCGATGCATCTGCGCCGCAAGCGGCGGCGCATGGCTCGCCTGTTGCGCGACCAAGGGGCGGACGCGACGGCGATTGCCTGGGCCGATGTTGAAGTGAATTTGGCCGAGGATGTCGTGGCCCGTCTCACAGCCCAGCTGATGCGCGAGCGCCAGCCCAGTCACAACTCTTGAGAAACCGCGATCTTTTCACTTGATCCGCACCCAGGCCGGGGCGGATCATCCCACCCGCACCACAACCAAACCGGAGTGCACATCATGACCCTGACCAAGCTGCGCGCCATCATCACCACGGTGGTGACGATCCTTTCTGCGATCCTGGCAATCCTCCCGACCGATGCGAAGGCCGTGCAAGCGACCTTGGTCAGCTGCAACGGCGCCACAAGCGTGACGGGGCACTACATCTACGTCGGCACGTACCGCTACGGATCGCAGGTCTTTCAGATGACCTTCACGCAGTGGTGCCCGTACTCGGTGGAGGTTCAGTGATGATGATGACGCCTGAGGCGGTGCGCGCGGCGCGCGAGTCGGCATCGCTGACCCAGAAGCAAGCTGCGGAGCTGGTGCACCTGGGCGCGTCGGTGCGCTGGGCCGAGTACGAACGGGGCGTGCGCACGATGGACGCCGCGCGCTGGGAACTGTTCTTGATCAAGGCGGGGCAGCACCCCGACTTTCAGCGCGTGGCGTGAGCCACCCGCAAACGAAAAAGGGGCGCCAGTGGCGCCCCTTTCTCATTGGCCCGAATCAGCCCGGGCGGTCGTCACTCGGCGGGATCGTCGGCACCTTGCCGCTGATCTCGTCATTGTGCAGCTGCACGTGCCCGGCGATGTGCTGCATGACATGCGCCACCTCCGAGAACGCGCGCGCAGCGAGCGCGTTCACGACGATGTCGAGCATCTGCGCGGTGAAGGGAACGATGATGCTTTTCGCTTGGTCTTTGAGGTCCGACATGGTTGCCTTTCGTTGATGAATCAGAGAACTTCGTATTGAAAATTGAATGAGCAGATGTATGCAACGTTCGATGGCGGGGTCATGATGAAAAGCGCCACCGGGTTCACCGGGTCTTGCGTGATGCGCCCGCTCGTAATGGTGTTGGTGCCGCCATCGCGCCCGACAATCGTCCCCTGCAATGCACCCGCGATCCCACCGACCGCGCTTGCAATCGGAAGCGTGACGGTCCATTGCGTATTGGCCGCCGCTGCGGTCGGGGTCACCGTAATTGACCCGCTGACGGTCACGATGTTGCCGACGCGAATCCAGCGGAATCCACCGTTGCCCGTCAGAACGCTGATGTTTGCAATGTTGTTGAACGTGCTCGCAGCGGTCCCGCTCGCGATGTACTGATTCACCGTCCCGGTGACCGCGCCCGCATTGTTGTGCAGTGCCGTTCCGTACAGGCGCCCGTCTGCCGTGACAACAACCCGAACCAATGAATTGGTCCCGAACTGAAGATCAGTATTGGCGCGATTGAAAACGTTCGCCGCGGTCGACGACTGAGACAGGCTCAGGCCAGCGGCGTATGCGCCGCCATTGCCGCGCAACACCATTTCGGCCGTTGCGGCGCGTGCGACCTCAAGCGCGGCCGTAACGGACGTTGCGCCAATGCCGACGTTGCCGCCTGCATCGATGCGCACGCGTTCGGCGGACGAGGTGGTGAACACCATTGCCGCGGCCTGGGCGCCGAAGTAAACAGTCCCCGCGGGCGCCCCGAAGGCGTTCGTGCCGGCGGTGTTGTTGAATCCGAGTGCGAAGGCCAGAACGCCGGTCATTGAGCCGCTGTAGCCGATGTCAATGGCCGCACTGGCGACGACAATCCCGACAGTGCCTGCGAGTTCGAGGAGGTTCGAAGTCGGCGTGCGCCCAATGCCCACCCGGCCCGCTGCGTCGACGCGCAAACGCTCCAATCCTGCCGTGTAGAGCTGCACCGTCTGGCCTGAAAGGTAGACGAGTGCACCGCCTGTTTGGGGGTCGGTGTTGGTGATGCCAGACCCTCCGGAATCCGAGAAACCGAACAGGGTCGTAGCGCCGTTCGCGGCGAAGCGGAACAGCTTTGCGCCGCTGATGGGGCTCAGAATATCCAGGAGGTACGCAGGCGTAATCCCGCCAATTCCGACAAAGCCACCAAGCCGCTGCATGCTGATGCTGCGCGCGCCGTTCGACGAGTCATAGCCCTGCAATTCGACAATGTCGGCGGCGGTGTATCCAATGCCAAAACGCACATTGACATTCGCCAAATTGAACTGCGAATTGGCCTTTGTATTCCAATCCGTCAGGGTGGCGATCGTCGTGCCACCAATGACGTTCAGTTTCGCGGCGGCAGTGCCACCGACGCCGAGGCCGGTTGCGGTGAGCCGCATCAGCTCAGCGAACGAGATGACAGCCTGTGCCGTCGACGTGCCGAAGCGCAGTGCGCCGGTGTTGTTGAAAACGATCGCCGGATTGTCGGCAACGGTGATGCCCGAATACATGCCCAGCCATGCGGCGCCAGTCGATTCCACAACCGAAGCCCAGCCCGCATGGGTGACATCGCGGCCCTGCACGCGGAATTGCGGCCCGACGCTGGAAAGTGCGGCGACGGTCGTATTGAGGCCCAGGCCCTCATCCGTGGTCAGCCAGCGACTGACGCCGCTGGTCGATGCGCCGATGGTGTTTGCCGTGACGCTGTAGAAACCGGTGTCCAGATCACCGGCCACGGCGAGGCCCGGCAGTGCAGCGGTGCCGCCGGCCCATGCCAACACGCCGGCAATGGTGATGCCGCCGCTTGCAGTGAGCAAACCCGTCACGGTGAGCGCTGCATTCACCGTCGTTGCCTTCGCGAACGAAATCGCGGTGTTCGTGAAGGACGCGACCAACGAGCCCAGCACACCGATATTCAGCGTGGCGGCCGCCGGTCGGTAGAGGCCCGTGGACGCTTCGGAGTTGAATGCAAACGCGGGCGCCGCAAGCGTGCCGTCAGCGAGCTTGAGCTGCGCGAGCATGCCGCCGCGCCCGAAGCGGTCGAGTGAATCGGTCAAGGCGGCACCGAGGTCCGACATCGTCGGATTCGCCCAGTTGGTTTCAATGAGCGTGCCCGAGACGACGGGATTTCCCGCTGGGAGGCTGTAAGTACCCGAGCTGTTGCGCGGCATGTGGTCTTCTCCTTATTGCGGCGTGAACGCCTCATTGCTCGCCGCGGGCAACGTGCTGCGCAGCACCTGCAGCAGCTGCCGCTCAGCGGTGGTCAGCTCGCCCGGCGCATTGGCGGCCAGGGTGAGCAGCCGGCGCATTGCCGCGGGGTCGCGCAGCGCATCGACCATCGCCGCATCGCGCTTCGTGTTCGCGGCATCCTTCGCAAAGTTCCACGCGCCGCTGATCCACCCGCCTTGCGGTGCACGGTCCAACAGCCCCGCGGCGAAGTTGTCGCTTGCGGTGTTCGATCCGCCGCCGGACGTGGCCGAGTTCTTGACGCGCTGGGTGATGCCCTGGGCGCGCAGTGCTTCAAGCGTCTGGTTCAGAACCGAATTCGCGCGCGGCGAAAGCAGGTTGCCGCGCGCAGGATCAGCGGCGGAGTTGATCGCGCCGCGCAGTCCCGCCTCGGTGATCTTCGGAATCTCGCCTTGCGGGTCCGCCGCGACCTTCTTCACCTGCCCGGTAGGGTCGATGAACGCATCGCGCACGCGCCCGGCGGCCTTCGATTGATCGACAAGCCGCGACGAAGCCGCATAGCCACCGGTGACGCCGCTCCACGCATCGTTCGTCGTGCGGTTCAGGATGTCGTCAACCTCATCGATCAGGCGATTGACTGCGGGCGAGTCGCGCGGCGCCGCTTGGTAGCTGTTGGTCGGCATCGCCTTGCCGCGCGCGTTCAGGTTCGCGCGAATCTGCTGCAGGTGCGCCGGAGTGAAGTCGTCGCCCAGGCGCGCGATCTCCGCTTGGATTTGGCTGATGACGCCGGCAACCGCGGGATTCGAGGCTTCGGGCGAGCGCGCGAGCTTCTCCAGGCGCGGGCCGAGCTGGGCCATCTCGCTTCCGAAAACCGCCGGATCGGCGACGGTCTCGGCGGTGTTCCAGTTCGAGTTCCATTCGGCCTGCCGATTGGCCTTGCGGGACGCGAGATCGCCGGCTTCCTCGGTCGCGCCCAGCACGTTGCGCGCAACCGCGCGCGCTTGGTCCTGGTCAGCATCGAAGAAGTCAGCGCCGTTGCGCGCGCGTGCGCCGGCTTCCATGCGCGCAAGGTCCGCGCTCTGTGCGGCGGCCGCGCTGGTCAAGGGAATGTCGCCGGGGCGCTGGCGCGCGGCGTAGTCGTCCAGGTTCTGCACGACATCACCGACACGGTCGCCGAGCGCGGCGCGGGCCTCGGTGGCTGCGCGCTTCGCCGCGCCGGTCTTGGTCAGCGCGCGATACCCGGCGCCGATGGCCCGGCCGGCGATCGGCAGTGCCGAGCCGATGGTGCCGCCGATCGTGGCGTTCAGAAGCCGCGACTCGTCCGAGGTCACCGGCCCCATGGCGCCGCCCAGGGCGCCACCCAGGGCGCTATCCACCACCGCCCGCGTGGTGCCCTGGCCGATCGCATTGGCGGCCGCCTGGGCGCCTCGGGCGATCGGGGCGGCACCTACCCTGCCGGCAACGGCTCCGAGGCCCTTGACGCCCAATCCTGCGCCCTTGGCGAGCGCACCGAACGGGATGACAAGGGTAGGGGCCGCCTCGCCGGCAAGCTGCGCGAGGCCGCCGCCGCTGGTGGTGTCCGCCAGGGCGGAATCCCGCGCGCGCTTTTCCCTCAGGTCGTCGTCGCTGATGCCCTCGCCGATTCCGACCTTCGAGGCCAGCTGCTTGCCGCCCTCAATGGCCGAATCGAAGCCGGCGCCCGCGTTGACAAGCATCCGTTCAGGCCAGCTCATGCCCTCGGTCGCCATGCGCGCCGCTTCGGCCTTGTCGCTCACCGCCAGCTGCGGAATTTCTGCAGCATTCGGGCGCATCGCCAGTTGTTTCTGCACGAGGGCTTTCAGCTCGGGCGCGTTCGGGTCCACGTCGTCCGGGATGTTGCGCAGCACGATGCCGCTCTTGGTCTTGAGGTCGTAGGGCATGGCTCACCATCCCGCGTCAACGACGCGATTTGCACCTGCAGGGGGTTGCGGGTTCGCCTTCGGCAACGCTTGCGGGCGAGCGGCGCCGGGCTGAACGCGCTGCCCGGGACGACCGAGCGCTGCACCGACATCGATGGAAGGCGCAGTGCCGGGAAGCGGCGGCACTTCAGGAAGGGCCGCGCGCCCAGCGCTTGCCATCATCGAAGCATTGGCGATGGCACGGGCCTGCCGCTTCTGTTCCACCACCACCGGGGGCTCACCGGGCAATGGGAAATAGGTGCGGTATTCGTTCTCTTCTTCTTCCTTGCCGATGGAGGCGCCCGACTCTTTGCGGAGCTTCGCCCGAATCCAATCCATTGACGCTTGTCGGTAGAGCTGCTGCGCGGGCGTCATCGCGTTGCGCTGCAGCGTGCTTCCGACGTAGGGAACCGCGCCCACTCCCTGCGCGCCCATGGTCATGCGGCCTTGCGCTTCGAACTTGTCAAGCAGCTTGGTAGCTTCGTTCATGCGCAGGGCATAGCCGGCGGCACCGCGTTCGCCTTCGGTGGCATTGCCGGGACCACCGCGCGGCGGCGCCGTCATCCCAGCGGCTTGCGAGCGCGGCACATACTGAATCGACCCGTCCGGCATTTGCACTTGCATGAGCGCTTCGCCCTTGCCACTCTGCAGCCCCCGCAGTAGCTCGGCATGCTGCCGATCTCGCTCCGCGCGATCGGCGGCGGCCAAGCGTTGCGAATCGAAGTTCGCGCGCGCAGCCGCACTGCGGTTCTGCACCGCGGCCAGGGCGGCTTCGTCGCGCTGGCGGATGTAGTCCGGGTCATAGTTGAATTGCCCGGTGATGGGATCGGCCACGCCCTTCTCAGTGATGCGCGGCGCGCGCTGCGCAAGCGCCTGCTTGAGCACCGTTCCGCCAACCTCACCCAGGCTCTGATCCCCCGACAGCTGGCCGAGCAGCCCGAGCGCGTACTGCCGATCGTTGTCGCTTCGGCGCTGCTGCACTTGCTCCGGCGTGAACATCGGTGCTTGCTGCTGCTTCGCCAAGCGCGCTTGCATCTCCGCAATCTGCTGCGCGTAGGGGTCGTTGAAAACAGCCTCCGGCGGCAGGCCCGCTGCAGCTGCAGCGCCGCCGGCACCGAGGGTCAGGGGGAACACGGATGCCATTGCAGTTACTCCAATGCAGCGGCCGCAATCGCGCCCGACGCGGTGAACGGCAGGCCGTTGCAAAAGCCGGTCGTCGCGGCAGTCTCAAGCGACACGCGCCCATCGGCCGTAAAGGGGATGCCCTGCTGTCGTGACGTGACAGCGCCAGCGCCCGCGCAGAGCGAGCCCGCGGCGTTGTAGCCCAGGCCGTTGCAGAACACCGTGGGCACCGCGTCGACCACGGACAGCACGCCAGATGCGGCCGCGGGCGTGACACCATTCGCCAGCACTGCAGGCACCGTCAGCGTGCGGCGAATCTGCCCGCTCGCATTGCTCAGGAGGGCCGAGGTCGTCAGCATCATTCGCCCTCGTCACCCATGAAGCCCACGCCCGGCCCGCGCTGATTCGTCAACGATTCGAAGTAGCGGCGCATTGCGTCGGTTTTCTGAACGCCGAGGTTCTTCGAGCGCACATCGGCATCGTCTTCGAGCTTGCCGGCTTTGTAGGCACTCAGCACCTGCCCGATGGCACCGAGATAGTTCGGCGCGCCGACCGCGAGGCTTCCACCGCGCGCGCCCATCACACCCGTCGGCGAGTCGGGCGCGAACTGCCCGCGCATGGCCTGCGCTTGCTTCATCTGCCGATCGATCGCGGCCTGTTGTTGCGGCTGCTGCTGCAACGCCAAGATGGCCTGCACGACCTCGGGCGAAATCTGCCCACCGCCACCGGGCGGCATCTGGCCGTTCATGCCCATCGGCTGGGCCGCGCCGGCAGGTTGCCCGGGCATCGGGATGGGCTGGCCCACGGGGTAGGCGTTCGGGTACTGGGTGGGGTCCATGTCGGTCCTTTCAGAGCGCGGCGTAATCGACCATGAGCACGCCGGAGTTCACGTGCACGGCTGCGGGCATGTAGCGGCGGACCTCTTGCGCGATGACACCAACGCGCGGCGACGATTCGCCGATGTAGCGCATGACGTAGATGCCGAAGCCGCGCGGGTGGGTGCCGACGCGCCGAATGATTTGCTTCAGGCGCCGATCGCTGAAGAACAGCGCGGCGAGGCTCGCCGCGGTGCCGACCGTTTGCGCCGTGCTGGCATTGCTGTTCGCTTGCTGGCCGAGCGCGGCGTTATAGCCGGCCGACTGCGCGCCCAGGAGGTCGGGCGTTTGCGCCTGTCCTGCCTGGGCGAAGTTCGCGAAGCTCGGCGAGCCGACCTGCTGCCCGGACAGAAGCGCATTGGCTTCGTTCAGCGATTGCCCGCGCTGCTGCAGCGCCTCTGCAATCTGCTGTTGGCGCAGCTGGTTCTGGTACCCGGCAAGCTGCATTTGCTGGCCGAAGTTCTGGTTATTGGCCTGCAGGTTCTGGCCGAAGTTTTGCTGCTGCTGCTGCAGCCCGAAGCCTGCGGTCCCGAGCTGCTGCCCGTACAGCGCTTGCTGCGCGGCGAGCTGCTGCTGCTGCGCGGACTGGCCCATGCCGAACTGCGATTGGAGCGCTTGATTGTTCTGCGCGATCGATTGCAGGTTCTGCCCGTAGCCCTGGTTCTGCGCGGTGTTGGCGAACGCCCCTTGCTGGCCGATCTCGCCCACCTGCTGCTGACGCAGGCCCAGGTCCATGC